TCAATACAGCTATCGTGAGGTAGCCAATTGGTTGAGTGCGCAGACTGGCAGATACATCTCGCATGTAGGTTTAAGGAAACGGTTAGCTAATGAACGACAGCGTAAGAACAAAGCTGCAAGCCTCCGCAAGTGGGCAGAATATGCGGAAAAGGCAATCGCCAAAGCGGAAGAAATCCACAGCCAAAGAACAGGCGCAAGAAAAGCCGAAGGTTGAGATACAGGAGTTTGTATCTCGTGAGTATGATAGCAGTGCAATTGAAGAACATGCTAACGTATTGTTTAAGCCTAACCCCGGCCCACAGACAGATTTCCTAGCAGCAGCAGAACGTGAAGTACTGTATGGTGGCTCTGCAGGTGGTGGTAAATCATACGCTATGTTGGCAGACCCTTTACGGTACATGGGGCATCCAGCATTTAGTGGGTTGCTACTCCGTCATACTACAGAAGAATTAAGAGAACTTGTATTTAAATCACAAGAACTTTATCCTAAAATCTGGCCCGGTATTAAATGGTCAGAGCGAAAAATGCAGTGGACTGCGCCATCTGGTGCAAGGTTGTGGATGTCGTATCTCGACAGAGATGATGATGTCTTGCGTTATCAGGGTCTAGCATTTAGCTGGATAGGCTTTGACGAACTGACACAATGGGCCACACCATATGCATGGAATTACATGCGAAGTCGTCTTAGGTCCACTGCACCAGACTTGCCTATTTATATGAGGGCTACGACCAACCCCGGCGGCAGAGGTCATCATTGGGTCAAAAAGATGTTTATTGATCCAGCCCCTTATAACAGAGCGTTTGATGCAACAGATAGTGAAACAGGAGAAGTACTCCGATACCCAGCAGGACATAGCAAAGCTGGAAAGGCTTTATTCAAAAGAAGATTTATACCAGCAAGACTTTCTGATAATCCGTACCTTGCGGAATCAGGTGATTACGAAGCCATGCTTCTTTCCATGCCAGAGCAGCAACGTAGGCAATTACTTGAAGGCGATTGGGACATTAAAGAAGGGGCTGCCTTTACTGAGTTTGATCGGAATGTTCATGTTATTGAGCCTTTCGATATTCCTCATAACTGGGTCAAGTTTCGTGCTTGCGATTATGGGTACGGTAGCTATAGTGGTGTTGTTTGGTTTGCCGTTGCGCCTAATGAGCAACTTATCGTATATCGAGAACTCTACGTTTCTAAAGTCCTTGCCACAGACTTGGCAGATATGATTCTTGACTTAGAGGCTGGGGATGGCACTATTAAGTACGGTGTATTGGACAGTTCTCTTTGGCATAAGCGTGGCGATACTGGTCCATCTCTTGCTGAACAAATGATTAGTAAAGGGTGTCGTTGGAGGCCGTCAGATAGAAGCAGAGGTAGTCGTGTATCTGGCAAAAATGAAATACACAGACGTTTACAGATAGACGAATTTACAGAGGAACCTAGACTTGTTTTCTTTAATACTTGCACAAACCTCACGGCCCAACTTCCCGCCATACCGTTGGACAAAAAGAATCCCGAAGACATTGACACTAATTCGGAAGATCACTTGTATGATGCGTTAAGATATGGTATAATGTCAAGACCAAGGTTTAGTGTTTGGGATTATGATCCTGCAGGAAGACCGGCATCTGGTATGCGTGTAGCAGACAGTACATTTGGATATTAAGGAAAAATAATATGGCTGATGATGAAATTATGATTGAAGATGATGCTATCGCACTAGAAGACAGTGAAGATACATCTATTTCTGATGTAGACGTAAGTAGCATCATTCCATTTATTATGGAGCGTTATAATCGTTCCGAAGACTATAGGTATCAGGACGAAGAACGCTGGCTTCGTGCCTACCGCAATTATCGTGGTTTGTATGGTCCTGATGTTCAATTTACAGAAGCAGAAAAATCTCGTGTCTTTATTAAAGTCACAAAAACTAAAACGCTGGCAGCTTATGGGCAAATCGTTGATGTGCTATTTGCTAACCAGCGTTTTCCTCTTTCTATTGAGCCTACTGAATTACCAGAAGGTGTAGTCGCAGACGTTAGCTTTGATCCACAAGAACCAGAGCAGTTACAGTCTGATCCAAATGTTAGCCCTTATGGTTTTGCTGGTGATGGTGAAGACTTACCACCGGGTGCTACTGCTAAGACACTACAGGAAAAACTAGGTGTTATGCAGAATAAACTGGAGCCTATTCAGGATAAACTGAGAGAAGGTCCGGGCAAAACACCTACAGCAATTTCATTTAGCCCAGCTATGATTGCTGCTAAAAAGATGCAAAAGAAAATACACGACCAACTTGAAGAGTCAGGGGCAACTAAGCATTTACGTAGTGCAGCATTTGAGATGGCCTTGTTTGGCACGGGCGTAATGAAAGGTCCGTTTGCAGTAGACAAAGAATATCCTAATTGGGATGAAGACGGGAACTATGATCCGTTATTTAAAACAATCCCACAGGTAAATCACGTATCTGTATGGAACTTTTATGCAGACCCAGATGCCAATAACATGGACGAAGCCCAATATGTAATTGAGCGTCACAAAATGTCCCGTACACAATTACGTAATTTAAAGCGTAGACCTTACTTTAGAGGTGGCGTTATTGATGAAGTCATCCAAATGGGTGAGAACTACGAAAAGAAATACTGGGAAGATGACCTGTCCGACTATGCACCAGATCATGGTGTAGATCGGTTTGAAGTGCTTGAATACTGGGGCATGGTCGATACTACATTGCTAGAAGAGCAAGGCATCGACATTCCAAAAGAACTTAAAGAGTTTGACGAACTGCAGGCTAACGTCTGGATATGTAACGGTAGATTGCTGCGTATGGTTCTTAACCCATTCAAGCCAGCTAAAATTCCATACTGTGCTGCGCCATACGAGTTGAACCCCTACTCATTCTTTGGTGTAGGTATTGCTGAAAACATGGATGATACGCAGACACTAATGAATGGCTTTATGCGTATGGCTGTTGATAACGCCGTATTGTCTGGCAATCTAATTGTAGAAGTAGACGAAACCAATCTAGTACCGGGTCAGGACTTGTCTTTGTATCCCGGCAAAATTTTTCGCAGACAAGGTGGCGCACCGGGTCAAGCTATCTTTGGCACTAAATTTCCAAACGTGTCACAAGAGAATATGATGCTATTTGACAAGGCTCGTGTGCTAGCGGATGAAAGCACAGGCTTCCCATCATTTGCGCATGGACAGACTGGTATTAGCGGTGTAGGCCGTACAGCTAGTGGTATCTCTATGCTTATGGGTGCTGCGCAAGGCGGCACAAAAACTGTTATTAAAAACGTAGACGACTATCTTCTTCGTCCGTTAGGTGAAGGGCTGTTTCGTTTTAACATGCAGTTTGACTTTGATCCAGAAATCAAAGGCGACTTAGAAGTTAAGGCTCGTGGTACTGAAAGCCTAATGGCTAATGAAGTACGTAGCCAGCGGTTGATGCAATTCTTGCAGATTGCAAGCAGCCCAGCACTTGCACCTTTTGCTAAGTTCCAGTATGTAATCCGTGAGATTGCAAAGTCTATGGACTTAGACCCCGACAAAGTAACCAACAATATGGACGAAGCTGCACTGCAAGCAGAGATTATGAAAGGCTTCCAAGCCCCTGCAGGACCGCAGGAAGGCGCACCAGCGGGTGCGGATGCAATGGATACCTCTGGTGCAGGCGGTGGCAATATAGGTGTAGGACAGGCTCCTGTGCCGGGTGAACAAGGATTTAGTGCAAATGGACAAGGACAACAGCCGGGAACTCCTCAGCAAGCTCAAGCCGCTGGTGGGCAACAACCGCCAATGGGACCACTTCAGTAAGTATTTGGATAACATGGTAGACCAGCATCATAAGGTGCTAGAACAATCAGAGAATATGATAACAGTACACAAAGCACAGGGTGCTATAGATGTACTACGTAAGATTAAACGATTACGTGAGGACGTAGCTAACGCAGATGGATAAACCAGCAGATAAAGCTAAAAAGCAAATGCAGTCAATGGGTTTTTCTGCTCCCTATATGGGAAGTAAAGAAACACGAACAGAAAAAGAAGTAATGCAAGACAGAAAAACTCTTGCAGAAAATGTTCCTATTCTTGGCGAAGCAATGCTGGCTAAAGAAATTGCAAGTGATGTATCTAAGGGTAATTATACTAGTGCAGCATTAGGAACAGCAGCATTAGGTGTAGGTATTCTTCCCGGTGGAGACATTTTAAATAAACCAATTAAAGCTGCAGCAAAATCATTTCGTAAAAAAGATATCGGTGAAGCAGAAAAATTAGTAGATAATGCAGAAAAACTACAAGAGTGGCGGGATGCTAACCGTCTTCCAGAATCGCAAAGACAAAAAAACATACCAGAAGCACAACAAGCTGCGGAAGATTTGTTTCAAGGTAATATAACATCAAAGGAATCACGTAAGCGTATTAAAGAAGTATTCCCAGAACCGCAACTGTATACTGCTGAAACAATGCCAGAAATGACTACAATAACAGATGTTGTGGGGTCTATGGGTAAAAAAGCAGAAAAAGGCATTTTAGGTGTAAAAGGATTTGACTTGGAGCCAGGTCAGCGTGTAGGTGCTAGATTAGATATACCTGCATATAATGAGTATGATAAGTGGGTTGTATCTATACACGATGGTAAGATTAGAAATGGTTCTGTTGTTGGATATGGACAAGCTATAAGATTAAAAAATATTGAATTTGGTTCAGACCCTGAAGTTGCTTTAGATATTGCAAAAGGCAAAAGAGTAGCTAAAAAATCTGGCGAAGAAAAACCTATGGGCAAAGCGACAATAGCCCGTGTATTTGGTGACTATGTACCAGAAGACCCTTATGAATTACAAGAGTTTGCTAGAAAAGTTTTAGCAGATAAAGATTCTGGCTGGACACAAGTTGGTATGAACCCATACAGGGGTAGTTACTTTTATAACAAAGAAACCGGTAATGTTGTTACTCGTGCAGATGAAGTAATTCAAATCGGTCCACTTGTACTTGCAAAAAATGTAACAGAACCAAAGTTATCAGAACTAAAAGAACTGTTTAGTCAAAAAACAGCCAGAACAAAAGACGGTAAAATACGAGTTTTTAACGAAGGTGGAGTGGTACCTATGAAACGTATGGCAGAACAAATGGAACTCTTTGAGCCTGTAACACGTGGCTTTGAAGATGGCGGTCTTATGGATGAGGGCGGTACAGTAGACCCTGTATCTGGTAATGAAGTGCCACCCGGCTCCACTCAAGAAGAAGTACGTGATGATATTCCGGCTCAACTTAGTGAGGGTGAATTTGTTTTTCCTGCAGACGTAGTGCGATACTTTGGTCTTGAAAAACTTATGAAGATGCGTCAAGAAGCTAAGATGGGCCTAAAGCGCATGGAAGCTATGGGTCAGATGGGCAATAGTGAAGAAGCTACTATGCCAGATGACTTGCCATTTTCTATTGAAGACCTTGACATGGAAGACGAAGAAGAGTATAATAAAACACAAGAGTTTGCAAGAGGTGGTGTAGTTTATGCTCAAGAGGGTACATTTGTAAATCCTGATCCACAAAGCGGCGTTTATTATCAGCCTTCGGCACCTACAACTACAGGTGTTGCTGAGGCCCCTATGGTTGCAGCTTCTGCACCCGCTAACCCAATGGGTGGATATAAACCACCACAGCAAGCGTTTACGCCGGTACGTCTTCCTCAAGAACTAACACCTACGTTTCAAGGCGTAGTAGGTTTTGGTCCTGAGGGCGTAGAGTACGAAACTGTTACTTACGTAAATGAAGCTAATCAAACTTTAGTATTTAAGAAAAATAAACAGACAGGACAGCTTCTTGACTTAGCTGGTAATCCTGCAACTGTACCGGAAGGTTATAAATTAAAAGGTGAAGAAGAAGAGGTAGCACCTGTAACAACTCAAACAACACAAGTTACTGGACAGGGTGATGGCGGTAGAGAAGACGATGTAAGTACTGAGCCTACTGTTTCTTTTGGTGGAACCCAAGCAACAGGTAGACGTGCTGGTTTAGTAGATAATGCTTTTAGCGGAAAATTTTCTATTGAAATGCCCGGAGTAGGTGTTTTAGGCACAGCAAAAGCTATAAAAGATTACTTCGGGAATGTTCCCTCTGGTCTAGCTTATGGATTAACAAACGGTAAATTTGGAGAGCAGCTATCTTTAAAAGAAGGACAATTTGCTGTTATTTCAGATATTAAAGTTCCCGGTACAAGAGCAACTCCATTGGGTCAAGACAAGACGTTAGCATTAGATTTGGTTTTAGATGCTGCAACCTACAATGATATGATGCGTGGAAATGTATCTGACAGAAAAGAAATGGAAAAAATAGCTAACTTTGTAGATAAGTATGGTGAAAATATTGTAGGCTCTGATGATGGTCGTGTTAGAGTAAATGACTCATTACGTTCTCTTGTAGATAGAGTAGAAGAAGAAGAGAAAAAAGGAAATGTTGTTGACGCAGGACGCTTTAGAAGTGCCTTTGAAGCTAACAGGGTTGCTCAAGAAGCTGCGGCTGAAAGACAAAAAACGGATACGGCTATGGCGAACAGAGAAAAGGCAGCAGAAAAAGCAGCTACAAGTGCAGCCGCAGCAGTGTCTTCTGGATACCGTGAGAATACGCCGGGTGGTGGTGAGTTTGGCAACAACAATAATGATAATGACACCGGCGGCGGTCTTGATGGAATGGACGGAGGTTCTACAGAGGGGTCTGAAAGTGTTGGAGATGGTTAAACAAGCTGCGTGAGGGGCTTGCAAAACAACCTCACAATCAGTTGGCTACTCACTCCCCACGCCCGACAGTGTGGCTACAGTGGCCCCAACAAAAGGAAATACAATGAACGATACAATTATGGCTGAAGAAATGCAATCACAAAAGAAAGTTGCATTTGCAAATCGTAAATACACTAATGAAGAAAAACGTGAACGTGAAGAAGCAGAACTTGCTGAACTGTTAGAACAGCAAAAAATGGCTAAAGAAGGTAAGGTAGAAGAACAAGAAGAAGAAGAACCTACCAGTGCAGAAGAGAAGACGTTTAAAAAGCGTTACTCCGATTTGCGCCGACATCAACAAAAACAGGCTGAAGAGTTTAAAGCTGAACTAGATGCAATGAAACGGCAGCTAGAACAAGCTACTAAAAATGAAATGAAGCTGCCTAAGTCAGATGAAGACATCGAACAGTGGGCATCAGACTACCCAGATGTAGCAGCTATCGTTGAAACAATTGCTATGAAAAAGGCACGTGAGCAATCTACTGCTCTTGAAGAACGCCTTAAAGTAATTGATGAAATGCAAATTAGTGCTACAAAAGAAAAAGCCGAAGCAGAACTAATGCGATTGCATCCTGATTTCGATCAGATTCGTGACAGTGATGAGTTTCATACATGGGCGGATGATCAGCCTAAGTGGGTGCAAGATGCACTGTACGACAACGACAACGATGCACGTTCTGCAGCAAGAGCCATTGACTTGTACAAATCTGACATGGGTATTTCTACTAAGAAAGCTAAGTCAGATAAAGATGCAGCTAAGTCTGTAGCAACAAAGAATAGTCGCAGCAAGCCTCAAGAAGACGACACTGGTTCGTTTATTAAAGAGTCTGTTGTGCAGAAAATGTCCCCTCAAGAATATGAGAAAAGGGCAGACGAAATCATGGAAGCTATCCGTAGTGGAAAGTTTGTCTATGATGTATCTGGTTCAGCCAGATAATTAAACTAAAAAAGAGTTGACAAATAGTTAATAATAGATATAACTATAGTCAGATACGTGTAACTAAGGTAGCTACTTGGTTACACAAATCATCCGCAAACGACAATAACCCTTTCGGATTACCTGAATAACATGGCCTACTAAATACATCGGCGGCCACCTTTGTATGCAGTACACCCTACGTTAGTCAGCCTCTGCTAAGAATTGTAATGTTTGCATCTGTGAACAATGCTAATAATAGGAGATATTACAATGGCATTTGGAAGTGCAGTAGGTTGGACTAACCTACCAAACGGAAATTTTTCACCAGTAATCTACTCCAAACAGGTGCAACTTGCTTTCCGCAAGGCCGCTGTTTGTGAGGGAATTACTAATTCCGACTACTTCGGTGAAATCGCTAACATGGGCGATTCAGTGAAGATCATCAAAGAACCTGAGATTTCAGTTTCAGCATACCTTCGTGGTACAACAATCGTTCCACAAGCAATTGACGATGCTGACTTCTCACTGACAATCGACAAAGCAAACTACTTTGCATTCAAAGTCGATGACATTGAAGAGGCGCACAGCCACGTTAACTTCCAGTCTCTGGCAAGTGATCGTGCTGCGTATCGTCTTGCTGATCAGTATGACCAAGATGTTCTTGGCTACTTGTCAGGTTACTCGCAGTCAGCCCTGCATACAAATGCAGACACCGTAAACACAACTGTTAACGGTACAAAGGCAAACACTACTGCTGGTAGTGACGAATTGCTTGCAGGTAACAAGCTGGACGCATCTGACTTCAATGCTGGTGTTGCTGCTCAGTCAATTGGTATCGTGCCTCGTGCCGGTACTTCTGGCGTACCTTCAGCAACTGGTACTGCTAACCCACTGCAGATCATTGCACGTATGGCACGTAAGCTAGACGAGCAAAATGTTGACAGCCGTGGACGTTGGATTGTCATTGATCCAGTTCTGAAAGAAATCCTGATGGACGAAGAGTCACGTCTCCTTGACGCTGACTTCGGCGGTTCAGGCTTGCAGAACGGTTTGATCCTGAACAACCTGCATGGTTTCCGTGTGTACGTGTCTAACAACCTGCCAATTCTTGGTACTGGTCCATCAACTACTGGTGGTACTAACGCTACTAACTTTGGTGTGATTGTAGCTGGACATGACTCAGCGGTAGCTACTGCAGAGCAGATTAACAAGACAGAGACATACCGTGACCCTGACAGCTTTGCTGACATTGTTCGTGGAATGCATCTCTATGGTCGCAAGATTCTGCGTCCAGAGGCTCTTGTTAACGCAATCTACAACCTCGCCTAGTAATGGGTACAGTAAGGGAGTGGGAAACTGCTCTCTTACTTTTTCGTTTTAATTGGAGAATAAAAAATGTCTGCAAAATCTGATTACTTGGAGAACGCCATTCTGGACCACGTGCTTGGTACGTCAGCATTGTCTTCTCCAACTGTTTACATTTCATTATACACATCCGATCCGGGTGAAACTGATTCAGGTACAGAAGTGTCTGGCAATGGTTATGCGAGGCTTACTGCTTCGTTTGGTGCAGCTAGTAGTGGTAGCGCATCTGGCCCAACATCTGTAACTGAATTTACTGCATCTGGTGGCGCATGGGGAACCATTACACATTTTGGTATTCACGATGCAGCTTCAGCAGGCAATCTGTTGTATTACGGTGCATTGACAGCAGCTAAGACAATTGCTGATGGTGACACTCTACGGTTCGCAGCTAATAGCATTACTATAACAGAGGCTTAAAATGGCTCTCGTTATCGCTGATCGGATTAAGGAACGGACCACCACAACAGGTACGGGTGATTACACTCTTACAGGTGCTGTTGCTGGATTTGAGTCATTCGCTACGATTGGCGATGGTAATACGACATATTATGCTGTAACAGATAATGTCGATTTTGAAATAGGTATTGGAACATATACGGCTAGTGGTACTACCCTTGCAAGAACCACCATTCTACAATCTAGTAATGGTGATGCTGCAGTTAATTGGGGTGCTGGTAGCCGTAATGTTTTTTGTACTATTCCTGCAGAAAAAAGTATTTATGCAGACAACTTAGCGCAGGAAGGCTTAACCTATTTTGATCAAGCGGGTGAAGCTGCAGCTTTAGCAATTGCATTGGGGTAACACATGGCTAACTCATTTAAATCAGAAACGGACACAGCGGTAGGAACGTCTCCTTCCACTGTATATACTTGCCCTGCATCTACACAAACAACGATTATTGGTTTGACTGTTGCTAATATTGTGACTACCCAAATTGAAATTGATGTGCAGCTAGATGCAAGTACACGTACAAGTGGTGCAGAAGATAGTGTATATGTAATTAAGAATGCACCTATTCCTGTAGGCAGTAGTATTATTGTAGTAGGTGGCGAACAGAAAATTGTTCTTGAACCGGGTGATACTATTAAGGTAACATCTAATACTGCGTCTTCGGCTGACGTATCTATGTCGCTTCTTGAAATTACGTAAGGAATAACTTATGGGTTATATTGGCGCAGGACCAACAAGGTTTAATACAGCAGACGAACTGACTGTAACAGGTAATGCTGAGTTTAATGGTAATCTGACCGTTAAAGGTACAACCACGACTATTGATAGCGTCACTGTGCAAAATTTTGACATGGGCGACAATGACAGGATTCGCATTGGTGATAGCCAAGACTTGCAGATTTATCACGATGGGTCTAATAGCTATATTGAGGATGCAGGAACTGGTAATTTTCTCTTAAAGACAAACGGACTTGCTCTTCAGATAAAAGACTCTGGTGGCGTTGAATTAGCAAACTTCAACAACAACGGGTCGGTTTACTTAAAACATGTTAATGCTGGTGTAGACACTAATCGACTACAAACCACAGCCACAGGCGTATCTATAACAGGTGATGCTACCTTTGCTGATAACGGCAAGGCTATTTTCGGTGCTGGGTCTGACCTACAGATTTTCCATGATGGCTTTGCTAGTTACATTACAGATGCAGGTACAGGAAACTTAAAAGTACAAGCCGATAATTTAGTGCTTAAAAGTGCTAATGGTAACCAACAGTATGCTCTGTTCACAAATTCAGGATCTGCTGAGTTTAGCTATAATAATGCAACCAAACTCGCCACCACCAACACAGGCGTGGATGTTACTGGCTACATTGACTACGGCCCTTCCTCTGGCAACATTGGTAAAATAGGATTTGACAGTAACAACGTTTACATCGGGTCTACATCAGGCACAGGCTCAATACATTTTAGGAACAACATTGGTTCTACTGATG